TGATAGCGCCTTGTGCATCCAGATACCAATGAGGTCTGGATACACCAAAGAATAGGCGACATTGGCTGTATTACCAAGACTGACCATACCCGGTGTAAGCTGATAATTATTGCGCTCATCTGTTGTTTCGACAATGTAAAAATCAGTGATCGAGTTATAATAAGAAGGAAACAATCCAATATAAGCATTGATTGGTATAAAGGTGCCGGGCTGGAAAACCTGATCAACAGTTGATCCAAAAAATCTCGTCAACGCATCGGTCTGATTGACCGCAGGTAGCAGCGAGATGAACTGGTATTCGTTATCTGTTGAAGTGCCGGTATTGTTTAGATTGACGGACATCAACGAATCCTCAGATTAGCTGGTGTATTGGATACAATGATCTGAATGTTAGCGACAGTCGCAGTGCTCACCAAAATCTCATCAGGATCACTTTCGATTTCAAACTCATTGCCAAAAACACCTGCCGCATTGGTCGGAACAATGACAATGCTTGCAATCTGTCCCGCAAGCTGCTGATGGATATACGCCGCAAGTTCGGTGAAATAAAATGTATCGCCGAAGTCCCAGAAACTTACGTCAAAATAGTTATTCATTGCGGTAATGACATTAGTCTTGATTTCACCATCCGCCAAACTTGCATTGGGCAAACGTACAACCTTAAAGTTTGCCTGCACTGTTGGGTCTGCGCCATTTCCAAACAGATATTTGTAGCGAACAGGACGCCAGACAATACCGTCGCTAAACATGCGAAAGTTTTCCATACTGGCGAATGCCAAACGCAAATCAAGTTCTGTCGGCGGTGCCGGTATGAGTGTTGGATCAGAACCAGCAGCAATCCATTGCCGTACCGCTGTATCATAGGCGTAGGGCAGCACAAAAATATCGTGTATATTGGTGATAGACGGATCAATGCGCTGATCGGACGTGGCATAATGCTTCCAATGAAAAGCCAACTCATCGCCAACTGGTATTGTAGTTACAGTCACGACAGTATTTGTTGTAACTGTATTGGTCATCATATCATCGTCACAGCCACAATCCATTGTTGAAGCATTTGATGTTGCATTTACCGTCACCGGCACTTCAGCAGTCGTCACCCATGTTCCAGCAACATTTGGTCCACGTCCGATATAGTAATCCCAACTCTGGGAGAAATCTTGTGTCCATGTGGTGACTGTGCTGTTACCTGATAATGTAGAAGTGTATGTCCAAAACGTATTGTTATACAAAGGAGAGACCGAACTACTCACAATAAAAGCTTCCGTTCCGACCGCTTGTGACGTATCTGCAAACATCAAGGTATCGGTGTCATAGCCGATCAACACACCACTGGTGACGGTATTAGAAGCGTCATAGGGATAATCAAAGACATTCCCTCCAAGAGTGTACCAAAACAAATAGCTGTTTACATCTGTGGTATCATCTACAACTTTATAGAAAGTATCTGGCTGATCAGGATAACCATAGCCGTAACTATCCAAGAAACTGACATGTGTTCGACGAGGCTCAACTGTTCCATCTTCATAATACCAAATATTACCAACCGTCAGATTGTAATCCTTCATCAATGCATAACCGAGTGGATTATTCCTATCTGGGTTGATTTTCATGATGGTAATGGAGTCCTGTGAAGCTTCGCCCGTGCTTTGGTCGATGGCTCGCGCGCCATTATCGAACCACTCAACACTGGATACACTCTCAAAAACATAATCCAGACCACAGCCAGTAATCTGCCAAAGTCCAGACAGACTGCCACCTCCGGGAACATAGACAACATTGATCAGCAATATGGTGGTGCCAACCAATGTAGGTGACACAAGATTATTGACTGAAGGTCCGACCGTCCATGTTCCACTAGCAGTCAAATAATCATAGGTCAGAGAGAATGAAAAATTCTGACTGAGATTCGTATAGATGGTGTTCAAGGTTGAACTACCAACCGCATTCAAAAAACACGGCAGAATAGAAACAATCGTTGATCCTGTGGGAATCACACTTGTCAACAAGACTGGACCGTTTGTCGTGGTAACTGGCACTACATTGACTTCTGAAAGTACTTGAAGAACGGTCGCCCATTGAGTAGTTTTTCCATCAGGAAATAAAAACTGAATTTGCGCACCCGGCACAATCAAGTTTGTGGCTATTGCAGGAAAACTGCCTGATGATCCAAAATAGCCCGATGTATTGTAGATTTGAACAAAAGACTGATTCCAAGTTATACCAGTAGGTATTGAGAGAACACCAGCACGAATAGCTTGAAGATATAGATCACGTACAGCATTTGCCATCTGAACAGATGAAATCATCGGTTGTATAAACAAGCTGAAAATATCAGCCGATGAATAGTTTGAAGCTGTTTGCACTTCGGTATAAAGATCGGCAACTTCCTTGAAGAATATCCCGTCCTCTTCAAACAAGCTCAAATCCTGATAGGTTCCAGTGGGATCATTGAGATCAATGTAGCGAGATTGTCCAGAATAGACACGATTGACTGCCTTGATTCGACGAGCCAAGTTAAGCTGTAATGGGAATGAGTTATAATCCTCACCACTGACCATGCGATTTTGAGTAGCATAAACCTGCGGTGCTCGATTTCGAATATCATCGATAGTCTCGGCTGTGGTCGCATTCGTCACACTTTCTTCCAACGAAAATGTGATTGTCAGATTTTTGCTGACACCTGATGCATTGGTATACGCGAACACAAGCTGCACAGCATCAATATCCAATGGCTTCATGCTATAGCTCAAGCCATTGCTGACGCGATAGCTCACACGCATATTGCCACTTGGTGCGTTACCGTATAACCCATCAGAAAATCTGATAGAAATCTGATCATTGTCTTGAGTAATCACCGAAAAAATATTACGCTCATCAGCAGGCAAAGAATTGTATGTGATATTGCTGTCAAGTACGATCGGAACCATTGTCCAGTTGGTCAGAACGTTTCCTGCATCATCGATTGTTTGTACCCAAACATCAGTCTGATTGATGTTGCCAGCCGATACATCGAGAAGCTGATTGGCAATCGGATATGGAATATAGAAATCCTGATGACCAGAGTTTCCCTGCTTGAATAACATAAAGAAACCAGTGCGAGCACTGCCGTTGCCATTGCCATCATTGAGATAAAAGATATTGAGAGCGTTCAATGGATTGGGTGTTCGTTCAGACAGCACGCCTTGATCTGCAAAATCACCATTGCAAATCTCAAATGACATTGCAGTGCCACCAATCGTTGAGCTAAAGCTCAAATTATTGCCTGATACTAATCCATTGAACCGATAAAGTTGAGTTGGAATGCCAGAAACTGTACCAGTCTTGAGTGGAATACCAAAAGGATTTGTGCCAACAAATGACGAATTAAGAACAGTGACAAACTGCTCATACCAATTGGCGTTGTCAGGATCATTCCAATTGACTGTAATATTGTTCAGATTAGTTCCAAAGCTATCATAAACATCATCGTCGGTGTTTAAGCTGACAATCTTGACGACACCAGTTGCAGCAAGATTACGCGATGGATTGTATGACAAAAATCTTGCTAATCTGAGAATGCTGGCACGAGATTCAGCGACATCAATGAAGTTTTCGCGAACAGCAATGTCAGTCTTGAAGGCAAGACTACCGGCAAGCCATGAAAGCAAATCAATGATCGCGACAAATTCACTCTGCTCGATCCAGTCATTGAAGTCTTCTGGATAATTGGTCTGAATGTAGTTGCGCAAAGCTGCGTTGATCGACGGAGGATCAGACGCATTGAAGTTGATTTGAGAAAAGGCGCGATAGATGACTGTCCAAGACTGTCCAGCAAATAGCTCTGATTGACGGGTTGCAACTGCCATTTTTTAAAACTCACTGTCGGCAGAAAAATAGTTTGTTTGACGCTGCTCAAATGTTGCCGTGAAACTGTTCACCACATTCCAAGGTGCATAAAGCAGAGTCAACTCAACGCGAATGCCATTTTCATAGGTATAAACCTGCGTATCAAGCAAAGTTAGTCGCGAATCTGAACTCACAATGCGTTGACACTCAGCGACAATCTGATCATTCAATAAGGGCGTCATCGGGTCCATCAACCATTCCCAAATCAAGCAACCAAAATCTGGTCGCATCACGCGCTCACCAACCCGCGTGTAAAAATAGTTCAACAGATCACGATTAATGAGTTGAATATCGTAGAGTTTTGTTTCACCAGTCTTTTCAGTATCAATCGTGCTAAAACCGAAAAAATAACTCGTACTCGCATTTGGATAAAGATTAGGAGTATTTGACTTTGATCCAAAAACAGTCGCACTGGTATAAGGCGTTGGCACTGGCGGCGAAGTAAGCAGGTCAGACATTTTTGAGAATATCCATGATTCTCATCGTATTTATATAGTCAAAAAGTAGCAGTTAATTGCTTATTGTTTGATCACTGAATAGTTGCTGGCATTCCACAAATATTGTCCATTGGTAGCTTTGCCACCGGGTGTTCCAAATGCATACGTGTGAACGTTGGCGGGATAGCCACCGCCTTGATCCAAAACCTGAATAGCTGGCGATCCGTCAGAAGTAGTCGTAGTACCCAAAAAGATTGCCGCATGTGACATGCCGTAGTTTGGCGAACTAGGACCATAGCTGTTGTATTTGCCATTTTCAAACAAGGCGATCGGAGTTCCAACCTGAAGATCATTGATACTATCAGGAGTGAGAGTTTGACCTTGTTGCCAGCCGCCTGCTCGACCGAGTCCAGTTGCTGCCTTAACCAAGTCTGTGCATTCGCCACCGCCGACATGAGTGCCCTTGTATTGAGAAATAAGCTGCTGCGCCGTCGCATTGGCAATCCGTGTCGTGCCACCTGAGGCGGTCGTGACAGTCGTTGGCACGGTAGCCCCAGCCTGACCCACCGTATTGGCCGCAGAAGGCGTTGTAGGCGTTCCTGCTCCGCCTGTGGTGGTAATGGCATTGGCGGCGTTTGGAGACGGACTAGATTGCGGACCAGATGGATGTCCCTGCCATGGTTCATGGGTCGGCAAAACATTCACAATGGTCATGACGGTGGCTTTCTGCCCATTTTGAATGTCAGGCGCCGAAGTTGGTTTTGGCACTTGCGCTGGCATAGCTGTAACCGCTGGTGCGGACGGAGCCGATCCCGGATTATCGTTGATGGTTGCTCCCTGACGAGTAATCGCGCCAGTGACATTCATCGTATTGTCACCACCCGTCTGATTACGAGTATTTCCAGTCACCTTTGTGGTGTGATCGGCGCCAGTTTGATTTCTTGTATTGCCAGTGACACTGGTCAGAAAGTCACCAGTCACTGTCAGATTAGTGTCTGACTCGCTCGACAAAATTATCTTGGAGCCAGCACTACCAACGATCTGACCATCAGCTTGCATGTTGATGTCAGTGACAGCACGAAAATAAATCGATCCACCTGCATCAAGAATGATGTTGCGGTCGGCTCGCAAGTTGAAATCCTGTTCGGCGCGAAGACTGACAGAGTTTTTCGAATATATCTCAACACCATCGTCGGACAACTCCATCCAAGAATTGCCCATCTTTGAGTTGATGTAAACAAAACCCGTGGTATCGTTGATGAGAACCTGCACGCCAGATCGCGTTCTGATTCGAATGAATTCATTATTGGTATTATCATCAACATACATCTGATGACCACGCGGCGTATTCAAACCATAAACACCTGATACGCTATCGCGTCTGGCAGAAGAATTCGCATACCCACGTTGAGTATCGGTTTGCAAGCCTTGAGTTTGAATACCGTTGGCTAATGGTGTGAAAACTGGGCGTTGTGGATTATCAACATTGACCGAATCCAAACGTTTGTTGTATTCAACGACAGGCACATTTCCCTGACTTTTGAAGTTTGGATCGGCAGTTGATCCTGCGGCGATACCCGGAATCATCTGATTCATGTTCTGCTGGAAGATACAGGCATACCAAAAACCACGCGCAGTATCACCATTGACGAATGTTACCAAGACTTGGTTATCAAGATCAGGAGGCACTGCCCAAAATCCATAGGATGTTTGCGAGCCTGCCATCGTCTGATCGCTCTTACTATTTTTGGTAATGCTGGTCGCACCACCAAAAGGCGTAGCATAGCTTACCGTAATCCAATCCTTCGGATTGGCTGGATCACCACCGATCTCTGGAATATAGACTTGCAGTCTCCCCATCATCTGAGGATCGGTATTGTCTTTCACAAACCCGATAAAAGTACCATGTAAAAAGATGCGTCCATTATTTGAATCTGGATCGTTACGTCGTGTAATGCGATTAATTTGAGCCATTAGCTAGAATTTCCCGGTTTTCCCGGACCATACATGTTCGGAAAATAACCCAAGCTTTTTGATAGATTTGAATTGAAATCAACTTGTCGTCCTCTTTCATAATATTGTAAGAATGAAGACGTTGCTTGTTCACCAGTTGTTGTCGTTGCCAACTGACGGTATGAGTTAGGTTCTCCAAAACCAGAGCCAGCTTGGTTAGCTAACTCTCGAATTGTATAATCGGCTTGTTGTTGGATGGTAGCATTTTGTGGATAAACACCTTCAATAGTATTGAAGTTTTCATATCGTGGTCCATTCCATTGCAAAAGCCCAGCCGCAGGAAGTCCATTGGTATCGGTGATTTTCACTGTCGGATTCATGGCACTTTCGCGATAAGCGTTGGCTACAATTCCGTCTGCTTGTGCATCGGTCAACGGCAAACCTCTCGCCGCTGCTGACGCCAACAAAGCTGCCTTGAAATCCGAAGCATTCGACTGTTGTTGAGCTTGCGTCATTGGCACTCTAGCTGGTGTAACAGTCGGATTCGCAGTTGATGGTCTTGGTGTAGTCGTATTGCCTTTTTGAGAAGACGGTCTAGCGGATGCAGCGTTATTGAGATTGTTGATGGCGTTGATCACGTTGATCAACGGATATAGAATACCATGTAATTTCTGCTTGAAGATACCATCCGAGAAATAGGAAGTGATTTGTGTTGCTCGATAGATGCCAATAAATGAATCGTCATTTCTAAAAATAGGTACAAAGTCATTCCCAGTGACAATCGGATAACGAAAAGTGAACATGAAAACCTGATCGCCAGCTACCCAGTTTGGCTGATTCGGACTATAGCTCTGACTGCCACCATTAGGATCATTGAGACGTAAGGCGATGGTTCTCTGTAGATTTGATTGACCAATCCAATAAGGATCACCGCGAATATCAAGATCAACATTTGCAAGCTGAGTTGTGTAAGGTTCGTAAAGTTGTTCAATCAACGATCCGAATGTACTTCTGTCACGATGATATGGTCCTACAAGACCAGTACCAGTTTGTTGCATCTGATCCTTATAGGCTTGACGAAACGGAACACTATAATTGAAGTTCTCGTAATCAAATTCGGTATTCAAGACATTTCCAGTGTTGGATACAATCAAATCTTCTGCGTAAATGGTGGTTCCTTTTGCAGTCTGAGTCCCACCAATCCCAAGCTGTGCATCTTGTGCTGCATTTAATCGCGTTTGAAGAGTTTGTGCCGTTGCAATAATATTTTGTTGTTTTGCGACAAGACTATTCAAAGTGGGCGAAGCAGCATTAAGAGTTGCAGTTGCAAAAGCTCGTTGAATAATACTCGATCCGGGAGTACTTAATGTTTGAATAGCGGCCTCAACTTCAGGTGTGATCGCAGCTTGATTCTGTGTTTTCTGAGTGGCGATAGCCGCATCAATATCTGTTTTTGATTGTGCCAAAGCAGCGAGTTTATCTCTAAGATCAGGAACTTCGGTGGCATTCTGTGCTTGTTTAACCTGTGCGTCAGCGGCTTTGGCAGCAGTCTCAATATTATCAACCGACATACGAGCGCCTTCAAGCTTAGGCAACAAGGCTGCCCATTTGAAGCTTGACTTGATTTCCATATTCAAGACTTCGGTGTTTAAGCCAGTAAACAGATATTGATAGTTTTTTTTCAACAAACCTCTGGCAAGCAAGGTCTTCAACATTGAAGCTTGTACCGTGGGGTCTCTTGCATTATTACGCTGAACAACACTTGCAATAATAGCTTGTGTGTAATATGGAAAAATATGAAAGGTGATAGTGCGTATGTAAACGCTGTTCCAATAATCATATCCAGTCACATTGATATCGGTCTCAACTCGAAAAATAATCGATTCCTTGAACTTACGATCGTTAGTATTTTGCGTGGATTGATCCGTCTGTGTTTGAGTATTGTCACGATCAAGACCCAAATTTTGAATCTGCTCATTATTGTGCAACGGCCAATCGATCATGTCGGTGATGACGGTGCCCGGTGAGAAAATCGCTTGAAAACTACCATCCTTGAATGTGTTGATCTTAATCGAGCTATTGTTTGGTTGCTGCGGCTTTGTTTTATAGTTGCCGATTTTTACATCTGAAACAGATGGCGGCGGATTTGCAATGTCATGAACCATAAACTTGTAGGTTACTGATTGAAAGCCATTTCGAGCCGTCCATGCATTTGTCAAGTTTGTTCCAAGATCATCAAAAAAAGCACTTATGGTTCCACCAGAAGCACTCATGGTTTGTGGAGCCGTTAATGTGTCCTGAGAATCAATGACATTCTCGTTATATGGGATAGCAGTAAGTGTGTAGTTGCCACCTTTTTCATCGAAATGAGTTTCAACGTCGGTGATTTGGATTTGCCAAATCCAACGACTTGTGTTCAAACCAGCATTTGTCAATGCATCAACTTCAATGTCACCCTCAGTACCACCTGCTGCACCTTTCTCAACATAGGCTTTGAAGGATAGTTGCAAATAATATGGTGCATACTGAAGATTGCGGATTTTGTTTTGCAATGCCGCTTGCTTCAACGCATCAAGAAACCCGACACCAATAGGCTCAATAATGTTGATGGTAAACTTGGTGGCGTTGATGTTGCGAGATTCATAGTTGGGACCAACCAGACTGTCCATCTCAACGCTTTTGATGCTATACGTCGTGACGCCACTTTCAGCTACCACGATCTTGTTCAGCTTATCAACCGCATTATAAAGCGCCGATACACTCGAAGGATTGCCTGCTTGTGTATAGAGATCGATGTCGGAAATACAGAACAACTGCCAATGATAGGCAACCTGCCAATGACTATTGAGAGGGTTATCCATACCACCTAGAAAATTCTGCAATAGTCTTTGAATATCACCAGCATCGGCAGCAGTACTTCCTGCTGCTGGTGGGGTGGGAGCACTGGTCGTCGCAGCAGCAGCGGCAGAAGTAGGCGTAGAAGCCGTTTGCGGCGTTGGTGTGCTGGGTGTTGGAAGACGCTGCGTTGTTGTACTGGCAACCGCTGGTGGCGATGTAATGACAGGAGCGACATAGCCACCACCGCCTATAACATCACCCGGATTTGGCGTGACGACAATACCCGGTGTAGCACTGCTACTATTGCCAGCTACCGGCGTATTCAACGCAGGTGTACCAGTCAAACTTGGACTAGCTGTTGTTGGGGCGGTTACCGGAGTCCTATTGGTGTAACCGTAGCCACCAACAAGAGGAACATTTGTACCTGACACTTTTTTGTCCTTTAGCTTACGTATTAGTCCACTATTAGCCCACTGTTAACCCACTATTTGACGAAGATATGACCCACTCGGCACCCAGATTTGAATGCCGGGAACACATGTCCAGATTGGGTCTTTTCTCATAAAAGGATTTCGAACACAAAATACCCACCAATAGGCAGGTGTCGAATAAAGATCATAGGAGATCGTGTCTGGACGATATTTGTGCCGTGGCGTCAACAAAAACAACTGATCAGCAGAATTTGGCGGAATATCTTTCCATACGATATTACTCAAATACCAACTCGTCTGTGGTGTACTGCTGTATGGAGAGTTTGCCGGATAGTTGACAACTGTCATATCCATCCTCCCTTCAACATCAATGCACCTGTTCTAAATGCATCCAAGCTAAAATCCTTCTTTTGAGCGCGTGGAGTCTGTTGAACTACCAACGTCACCGCCAAATCAAACAATGCTGGAAGCTTTGCAGTGCCACCAGCAGTGCTGACCAACACAGTATCCATCTGTTCATTATAAGTGTAAGTGTGAGACTTCAAAACCACTCTTAGATTGTTGAACATGTAGGTGCCATAACCATTCAACAATAGGATTGGTGGTGGCAAACCTGCCTTGCCAGCAGCCGCATCAGTCTCACCAAAATACATCTTCGAAACTGTTCTAAGAAAATGAATGCAGGCTAAAGCATAAACACCTTCTGCTTGTGTCTGCACGGTAAACTTACCTGAAATCGATATACTGACTGATGGTGTGCGCGTATACGCCAGAAAATCCGAGTTGGTATGAGTCAAAGCCAAATCCTGATAGGTCACATCCTGCGTGACAGTGATCTGTGGCGTATAGGGAAACATCAATCCATTCGTGACGTAGAGTGGTGATAGAAT